TTATCAGGTCGATTAGCAAATACTTGGGAAATATATCCTCTGCTAAGTTCAATTCCTTCACCAATAATATAACTATCTTCAGTATTGGTGGATGTTTCAAGATTAATAAATCCATTAACACCAATCTTTTCATATATATGATAAATCAAGTCTCCTACTTTGTCATCATTATTATTAGAGATAGAAGCAATCGATCTAATTTTATCGAAATTATTTTCATCAATCTGTTTGGATTCCTTTTGTACTAAATTTTCCAGAAGTTTTTCATAAGTTTCCAATACTTCTATAATTTCCTTACGAGGAATGTTATAGTTATCAATTAAAATTGATAATTGCTGAAAAAGAGCATTAGAAATAACAATAGCAGAAGTAGACCCATCACCGACTTCTTTAACAAGATTTCTGCTAATCTTCTTAACTATATCAAGTATAGTTGTAGAGATTTCAGAATTGAACTTAATCTTATTTAAGATGGTATAACCATCTTTTGTAATCATGTGGTTCATAGAAAGTTTGTCCTGTATGATAGTAGTAGAACCATATGGACCAAGACTTTTAGACAATATTGTATTTAAAGTGTCAAGTGTTTCGCTTATATTCTGTCTAGTTTCATCTTGACCAATCACATTTGAATTCATTATTAGTCCTCCTAAAAAAAATTTTTCCTCCATGAAATAGAAAAACCATTATCCCATGTCATATCCCTGTCAAAGTAATCTTGTTCTTTATATTCACTGAAGAACCCATATTTTATATCATGTTTTTCTTGTTCTTTTAGTTTATCATCCAAGTCTACTAGCAGGCAGATCTCTTGTTTAGTATCTCCTACAAAAAGACCATTTCTACCGTCGCAGCATCCCCAAATGATATTGTACCTGTAACTTTCTTTATTAACCATATATCATGCCTCCTAATATAATAAAAAGGAAGAAAGGATTTACCCTTCTTCCTCTGATTTAATAAAGAATGCTATTGTGTCTTCAGTACCGCCTTTTACTGACCTAATAAAATCAAATTGATTTATAATCTCGATATAATTATCTTTTTCTTCTGGTCTGGCTAGTTTAAGAAGACAAAAGCAAAACTTTCTAGCTTCATCTGGATTGCCATTGCAATCAAAACCTTTAATAATTTCATAATCTTCTAAAACCTTTAACACTTCAATAATCTTATAACCGTTTTCTCGGTATTTAAGACTTTCAAAGAAGTTATCTGTAGAATCCTCTGGAGTATTTGATTTAGTTAAAAGATTATATAAATTAAAATCAATATCTCTACCCATAATTTAGACCACCTTTCTTCCCCCTCCAGAAGAAAAAAGTTGTATAGATACTTTTACTTTCTTGTTTTTCCTTTGTTGATAATTGTACCATTTTTGGCATCACCTTTGGTACGATTTAGAGAAGCCATCCGTTTTGCTTCCTTCTCTATTTGATCTGCTTTCTCCTTCTCCAGATTAAGCAACATCGGAAGTTCCATATTCAATATATCGCTTACAGATAACTTCCCTTCGAATAGTTCTAATAGATACAAAAGGTGTTTTGCATCCATTTGAGTTTTTCTCTTTAGGTTGCCTTTTACATCCGAAGAATTTGAGAAAAAAGCAATTGTTCAACGTCCACTGGTATTTCACCAATATCATTCTCACATTTTCTGCATTTAAAGTTCTTAATCTTATAAGAAATAGCGTATTTATCAGAACGTTCTCCAATAGCATCACCAAGAGCTTTAGCATCAAATATTTCAAGGTTACGTAAGATATGGATGATTTGGTTCTTATCTGTAACAGAATAATACTTAGGTTTACCAGTACGTTGTAGCTCTTTTATATCAAGAACAAATAGGTTTTTAACAAACATCAGAGTTCCTAAAATATCTTCTATTTCATTTATCATCTCTTTATCAACAGAAGCAAGAAGCTCTAAGTGATTCCATAATGAAGGCGTTTGAATATCAATAAGAATCTTGCTTGTAGGTAGAACCGAACGAGAATACTTATTAACAATAGAGTTATTAAGCAAATCTTCTGGTTTGCTTGTGTTATTAATAATTTCGTTGAGTTTGGAATAAGTTTCTTCGTCTTTTACAGAAATAAGAGTTTCATTATTAACAATTACATCTGTAGTCTCATGGCAATGCCTGCAATTGATTTCAAAAGTAGTATCACCTGGGAAAGTCTGACAATAAATACCATACATTAATGAAGGAAGGTCATAAAACGAGGTAACTTTTAACCACGTTTTATAATCTATTTTACCAACAGATGTAGTATTAATTTTAGACCATATAGTCTTATACAATTTCTGCTTAGTAGCATAAATATCTGCCGAAGAATTTGTTAAAGCATTAATATCTGCTAGCCTAATTGATTCCATATGAGCGATATAAGCTGACTGATTTGCTACAACTTGGAAAGTAGGTTTACCATTAAGAATAAAATCAATATCATCAATCCTTTCCAATGGGGATTTCTCGATAAATTCGATACTATTAATATCAATAGTAATATTCTTTAACATTTCGGTAACATCTTTTTTAGGAGTTGAACCAGTAGTTTTCTTTTTAGAAGTAGTTTTCTTAGTTGTTTTAGGAGTTATCTTTTTTTTATTTTCTTCTTCTGCAGATGTATCTCCTTCTTCATTTACGTCGTCATTTTCAGTATCATCTTCTATTCCTAACTCTGAATGGAGCGAATTAACATCTTCATCAGTGGTCGCTAAACCAAAAGAGTCTGCATCATCTTTTGAAAGTTTTTCCAAGATATCTTTCCTTTTTTGAGTTGTACTCATATTTTTTGTCTCTCCTTTTCTAAAGAATTATTTTCGAAATTACTTTATTATTGTCCTTGTCTTTTCCGAATAATATATTAATCTGGCTTACACTAGTGTAACTATCATTGTCTGATACTGAGAATATAAAAAATAAAACATTCTTTCCTAATGAATTCTTAATTGTATCAACATCAAAATCTATATGATAATAAGTATTGATGAATTTTTTGATATTAGCATCAACTTTTTCTTTAAGGTCATACATTGTAGCACTATCAAGAAATTCGAATTCATAGTTTTCTATTCCAACCCCTAAATTTGGTTGATTGGGATATGTTCCAGGTTCTACAAACATTAGGTTTTGAATAGTTTGTGCTAAAGCTTCTACACCTTCTCTTTTAGCTGTAGTATTATAAATACTCTTAGCGAGTAATAGTTCATCATCAAAAACAAATACGCTGTCATCTTCTGTTTGTTTTTGAGTGAATAAGCTGTTAATAGAATCGTCCATTAATCTGAAACCCCCTTTATAAAAAACGATTTATCTTATTGTTAATAATACTTTGAAATACTAAAAAATAATAAACAATATGATATAAATTATAATAAAAGAAAGACGGTGAAGATAAATTGGTGACTTTTAAATGTCCATTGTGCGATAATAGATATAAAACAAAACCGTTTTTATATTCTCATATGAATAATAAACATAAAGACCAACTGGGAAGTATTTCTCCAGCACAATTTTATTTTAATTATAAATATAAAAAGACCGGCGGAAAATGTATCATATGCGGTAAACCTACTAAATGGAATGAATCCACTGAACGGTATGAAAGACTTTGTGAAGACCCTGAATGCCGTGACAAATATCGTGAGATGTTTAGACAGAGAATGATTAAGAAATATGGCAAAGATACATTATTGGATGACCCGGATGTACAGAAAAAAATGCTTGATAGTAGAAAAATATCGGGTGAATATACGTGGCAAGATGGTACTAAGACTAAATATGTAGGAACTTATGAAAAAGACTTTTTAGAGTTCTTAGATATATTCTTACATTTAGACCCAACGGATGTTATTAGCCCTGCCCCACAAATATTTGATTATGAATATCAGGGCAAGAAGCATTTTTATATTCCTGATTTCTATATTACTTCAATTAACACTGTTATAGAAATCAAATCATTTGATAATAAACACTATAGACAAAGAGATATAGGGATGGAAAAGGAAAAAGATAAAGCTGTTATCAGAAGTAACTTTAACTATATCAAAATCAATGATAAACAATACGATGGTTTTTTTAATTATCTATTGAAGTTCAAAGAAGATTAAGGAGTGTTATAAATGTTAAATAAAAAGCTACTTGAAAGTACTCTAATACTAAATGAATTATTTGGCAGTAAAAAGAGGAAAGAAGAAAAAGAAAAACAATATCAGGAGTTTTTAGCAAAAAAGAAAGAGCGTGAGCCTATTAGGCGTGAAGCTATTACCAAATCTCAACAAGTTTTTAAGTCTGTTCTTCCAAAATACAAGGAATTAGCTAAATGCTTAAAAGTAAATCCACCTGATAATTACTTTATTAAAGGTAGCCAAGACGAGGCAGATATTGTATCAGGAAGGATAGAAAATCATAAGAATTATAATAAAGAAGATTCTTATGAATCTTCAAAAGGCATTCAAACAGAATTAGGAAAATTAATAGCAGATATGAAGCCAAAAATACCAAAAGGTTTTACACTAAAACAGCTATTCGATGACCATTTTTTATTGGGTATTGAACTTCATGATGACATAAAATTTAATAGCTAGTTATATTGAAAACTAATATCTTATTAATATTTCATAATATTCTTAAGAAATAAAAAACTAGTTAACAAATATATATTATAATTGTATAAATAAATTTATTGAAAATGGAGGCCATTATAATGTCACAGAAAGTAAATAAAGTTGTAGGAGCAGGAACTCCTATAGACGATCCAACAGTAGTACCTAAAGAACCACCGGTAGTGGATAAACCAAGTGAACCTTTTAATGGGGATAATAAAATTATCAATTTCTTTGTAGGAATTGGTGGTTCAGGAGTTTATAGAGTAAGCTCAAATGTCAAGGAATTGAATCTCCGTGATCATATTGAGGCTTTATCAACAATTGAAATCAATACTATTGCTGCATTATTGGATTCACCGAAGGCTAAAGAATCTATTGAACTCTTTTTAAAGATGAAGAAAGAGATTCTTACACAGGCTATCGACTTCCTTATTGACCAGAGCAAAGTAGAAGACAAAGAAGCAATCAAATCACTCTTTAAATAATATAATAACAAGCATAAACTCTTTATGGGTTTATGCTTGTTATTATTTTTATCTCGAATAGTATATTATAGTTGCAACACAACATACATGGGTGATTATGACAACTGTAAATTAAATAAAGGAGAATAAATAATGATTAAAATATTATTTTTAATTTCAATCCTCTGTTTTGCAATCTCATTAAATATTACTGTAAACAATTACATTGAAAAGAAATACAAATAATTCCTAAATCATGAAATGGGGGATATAATAATGAGAAGAAAGCTTTTAGTATTAGCTGGGCCATCAGGTTGTGGTAAGAATTATATAACTGATAAATTGATAACAAATTGTCCAAATATATTTGAACAACTCCCACAGTATACAACAAGAAAAAAGAGAACACCCAATGAAAATACTTATTATTTTATTACTGACGAACACTATGACATAATCAAAGAAACTTTAATAGCCAAGACAAAAATTGGTAGTACGAGATATGGTACAGTTCCTTGTATGAAAAAAGATAGAATTGGTATTATAATTGCAAATAAGATGGGTATTGATGACTTAAATAAATATTTAAAGGAAAATGATACTGGTTTTGATGTATGCTATCTTGGTATTGATTCTGAAATTCCTGCAAAAAGAGAAGGTAGAAGCGAAGCTTATGTTAAAGAGGAAAGAACATTACTTTCTAATGTTGTTAATCATTGGTTAATTAGCAAAAAAGATAAGTATATCACTGTTGAGGATGTTATGAATGAACTCGTCAGGTTATGGTTTATCAGCCCAACCTGGAGCATGGATTATGAACAAAATTGGCAAGATAACCATAAAATTATTGCAAGTTAAAAATTAAAAATAAAAAAAATGAGAAACAGTTACTTAAATATAACTGTTTCTCTAATTTATTTCAGGAGGAAAGGAAATGAAATGGTACAGAACAATCTTTATCTAAAACACAATTATACCAATAAAGGTTTGGTTTACCTTAAAAATAATATTATAAGAGAATATGATATGGTAAATGCAGGTATGAATATTCTCTTTCGCAACGGTGTCTTTACAGAAGAAGAATATAATCAATTTAATCAAATGAAAAAATTGGAAAAGAATATTCTAGTCGGTAAATTCTTAAAAAAACATCCAGATATTAATGAAGCATTAATAAATGAATTCATAGTAATCCGTAAGGAACTATTTGAATCCAATGGTATCAAAGACGATGATATTCTTTCTATCAAAAAAGATGCTGTATTTGTTATCAACAAGAAATTAAGCAATCTTGAATTAAATGAACACTATATGTTTAAGGAAAAAAATAAGTATATTGCATATATCAATATTGATAAAAAAGAATTTTACTATAATATAGAGAGACGGAATTTTGATATCAAGGGTTACTCTGATTTTATCAAAAAATTCCATAAGGATTATTTATTTAAAACACTTGAGGAACTTATCTATTTAGATATTAATAATGAAAAAAATATGGTATTTGAAAAACTGATACAATTCAAATACAACTTCTTGGAAAAACAAATGGAAAAAGGGTATTATTTAGATTTGGTTCAAGAAAGATATATCTTTGAATCGATAGGACAAATGTTCGGTTTAAATGATATTAATGATGAGCTTAAACCATATTGTTTCATTAATAATAATCTTAATTTCATCCTTAGAGTTATTAATATCCTTCTATAAATGTAATAGAGCTACACCAAATGTTCTATTACATTTTTTTTTTGGTGAATATTAACCTGTTTTTATTCTATTTTTGTCTTGAACTAAGTTTTTTAATAGTCTCTTTATTTAGTTCTAATACCATTTTAGTTATAGTATTATAAACTAACTGAGAAGCAAAATTAGTAATGTTTGGCATATAATAAGAAAGAGTTTCCCTATAGTCTTTAGAAAGAAACTGGACAACCTGTTTGCTAGTATTCAATACTGCATCGTCGAATATATCATCACTAATCATAGTGTAATTATTGTTATTCCTCTGATAAGGGACTAGATTATTTGAAAAAGTGGCCTTACAAAAGTAATCTACCAAGAACATTAAGTATTGCACATCAGTTTCAAAGTTAGTTGTTTTCTCTGGTCTCTTTTCTCCTTCAACTTTTCTTCTTTCTGTTTCAGCATTCTTTTCATTTTTATCTTCTACTATAAGATAAACCATCAGGTACATAGAAACCATACAAGGCATTAATATTAATATAATAAAAACATAGTTAATATCCATTTTTTATTCCTCCAATTATTTATAACAAAAAAAGAAGACCGAAGTCTTCTTTTAAATTTACATAGAATTTACTACTCTTTTAAGAGCTTTTGTTGCGTAAGTATCGCATAACTCCTGAAAATATACAACTGGATTTTCTTCTAATGTAATGTTTTTACCTTTGTGACCTGCGATCCAATTAAATTTCAAGACTTTTCTATTCCTGTTAGCATAAGTAATAAACTCGACCATTTTTTCCCACAGTTCTCTGTTCTTTACTTCTCCAGAAGTATTTCTCCAACCATTCCTCTGCCATTTGAATACTCTTTCGCTTGCCCCTTTAATGCAGTATTCAGAATCTGACACAACCTCAATATTATCTATTTCTGGTAATTCGTTTAGTACATATTCAATACCTGATAGAATACCCATAAGCTCATTAAAGTTGTTAGTAGAATTTCTAAATACTTTTATAATGCTATGTTTAACTACATGGCTATCATTGACAAGCAGGGTACAAAATCCCCCTATCTGGTCAGGTTTTCCATTATGGTAAGATGAACAATCCGCAAAAATAGTTATTTTAGCCATCCCTTATTTCCCCCTTAAAGTATCTGTATCTTTACAATCTTTTTAACTATCTCTAATAATCTTTCGTTGGTAACTTTATTAGGTTCTTGTTGTTTATATAATTGCTTGTAATTATTTTCAACATCATTCTTTATCTTATCAGCCATCTCGTAGTATTCGTCTTTAGAGTACTTTCCACCCTTAACATCCAATAAATATTGTCTACCAGGGTCTTCATAATTATACCATATTGCTTGTTTGAAACTTAAAAAGCCTACCCTAGAAAATCTTCTAAGAAAATCTAGAATTCTTATACTATGCATGGCTTGCTTAGTGTCATAACCGAATTTGTCTACAAGATGCTGTGTGCCTTCTGTGCCCTTATTTACCTGTTTCTTTTTTGTTATATGCATACCAATACAAGCATCAAATAAGTATGGGAGATTCATCATAGCTATATCATGTTTCATGAAAAACATTTCTTCCAATAATTTCTTTGTTTCTGGAAGAATATTTTCTGCTATGATTATATCTTCGCTGAATAATACTTCAACAAAGTTTACATTAGCTTTCCACCAAAGATTAGAAGTCTTCCTTATATCATGAACATCAAAGTCTTCGATGTTACCTATATAAGTCCTACTGAATTGTTTATTAAAATAAAGGTCATCAAAAGTTGGAGAGACAAATACTTTATAGTCCTTATCACTCTCAGGTGTATTCATATTGTAATTGTGTGAGCCTACTAAAGCTCTAAATAGTTCTGGTCGTCCTCCAAAATCCATAAATCTTATACCTCCACTTTCTTTCTTCTCAATACTAATTGATATTCTTCCATAGAGTATATCTTAGTGATACCTCTCTGATTTCTAATCAAATCTGAAAGATTATCATAGTAATGAATCCCAGATTTTTCACCAGAGATATTAACGATAAAATAACCATCCTTATCAGATTTGCAAACAAGATAATGACTTACCCCTCCTGTTCTTTCATATTCAATTATGTCTCCTACGTTTGCTTGAAAATTCTTGTTCTCAATTACTAATTCCATTTACTTTTCCTCTGCATTCTTTTTATCTTCATATCGATATGCAGATAAATCCATTGGCATTATCACTGCATACATTATATCCAAATCCTCTACAATTTGGTAGCTCTCCATTTCAACCATTTTGAGATTACCTAAATAACAGAAAAATAGAGCAATTTCTCTGTCAGTACCATAATATTTTTTGAATTCTTCTATGGAGTCTTTTGTTAATTTTACATCGGCTTTAAGTTTATCAATATCAATAGAATTTACCGTGCCTATAACATCTTTGATATCAACTGTTGTTGTTTCTGGAAAACCTCTTCTGAAGTTATATCTTGGTAGGATAGATAATGTACCAGTTTCTATCATCTCATGAGCATCTTCCACAGCCTTCTTAAGAGTTTCCTTTGGAACCCACCAACCGTTCCTATTTACCCCATCAGCATACGCTAGATTTAAAGTAAGTGTTTCATATTCCATTTAAATTTCCCCCTTTTTCTTTACAAAATTTATTCATCTATAATATGATATATATTTATAACATCTTTTATAGTGTATTGTTAAAGATATACTTTTCTCTTTAAACAATATAATAATTCTTAGGAGAGGAAGGCGAGTAATAATGTTAGTTCCAAGAATTGATAAGTTTAATAAACAAAGTGAAGATGTTGCTACTAACACCGTTGTTGTAGATTCTATCGATAATCATGGGGATTTCTTTGACTTAGATATTTTATATGATGAAAAAGCAAGACAGAAATTTGTCAAGTATATTGAAAAGATTGTTAGGCGTTCTTATGAGTATAAAGCTTATATTGGATTCTTAAAGAATGAATTAAACCTAACAAAATGTACTTTCTTACCAATGATAGATATAAATGAGATAAAAAAGGTTGGTCTGGAATTTCATCATTATCCTTATACTTTATTCGATATTGTGAGTATTGTAGTAGACGAACACATGTTGGTTAAAGGAGAAAAGCATATAAATCCTTTTAAAATTGCTGAAGAAATAATGCAACTTCATTATCAAAATTACATTGGATTAGTACCTTTAACTACAACTATCCATGAATTAGTACATTCTAGTAAAGTATTTGTAAATTTAAAGTATGTGTTTGGTAATTATAATAAGTTTATAAATATGTATAATGGCACTACCAGTGAGGTTTATTCTCAAATGCTTAAGAACCTTGAAGATCTAAGTGAACAGGAGGATAAGGAAGGTTCTATAAATGGAAATATTCTTGATAAAAATATAATGACTGTTGAAATTAAGGATGTTGAAATACCTCAAGCTATTGAAACAGAAGAGGAAGAATTAGCTTAATTCTTTTTTTCATTAAATATAAGTAATTTAAAAAAACATACTTATAGTTCATTATGTATACCTCCTTTCGTTTACTAAATTAATGCGGAGTATAGGGTATAAAATACAGTGGGAAATTTTATACCCTAAATTTATATGGTATACATCGCTGCGTGCCATATAAATTTGATAGCAGTCTTAATCTTTTATAAGGGTTAAGACTGCTATCAAACCAAAATTTGAATTTCTAAAAAGAATATTCAGCAGACTAAACAAATTATTAGTCTAGAGATATCCCATTCCTTCCCGTGAATTTTATTTGAATAGACTAATGAAGTACTATAGCATATGGTTGGATGCTATAGTACTTCATTTTTAATGGTTTTGAAGGGTTAGGTGTGGGGGTATTGATCTAAAAATGATTGTAAATAAAAGGAATTGAGTTTATGAAAGAAAACGAAAACTTTATTCATAACAAATACGGATATTGCTACTACTCTATTGAATCAAATAATACTGCTATAATTTTTAATCTCTACGTTGAGCCAGGATATCGCCAAAAAGGACATGCCAAAAATTTAATTCATTTGGTTATAGGAGAAATCAGAAAAATCGGATATACCAAAGAAATATTGATTGAAGCACAACCGAGAGAAGACAGTATTAGTACTAAAAACCTTATTGCCTTTTATAAAGAAATGGGACTTAAAATCATTAACCTAAAATAATAAGGATACATTAGTATTATTATAATACTAATGTATCCTTATTATTTACACAAAATTAGCCGATTTCCTTAGTAAGCTTATCAGCCGTTATTACTGCTTCCTGTTTAGTAGAGAACCCATTTATTTTAATATAGTACTTATTAGGTTCTGGAAGAACTGATACAGAATGCTTAGAAGGTGTCGTAGGAGGGACAGGGGGGGTTGTCGGTGATGGAGTAGGTGCTGGTGCAGGAACTACTGTAGGTTTCTGCAAATAAGCTAATCCATTACCAAATCCCTTTACATCTGTATTAATCTTAACGGCATTCTTGATAAGAAGCTGATAGATTTCAGGTTCAGTTAATTGTTTCTCAGGTGTTTCATTCAAGGCTATAAGCATAGCAACAACAGCACTGGTATGTGGGGTAGCCATAGAAGTACCAGACATTACTGCCCAACCAGTAGGCACTGTTGATTGAATATTTACACCAGGAGCAACTACATCAAGTTCGTCGTTAGTGTTAGAGAATGATGCCAGTTTTTTATTCTTATCGATTGCTCCTACTTCAATAACCTCGTCATATGAACCAGGATAAGAAAATTCATCTGTCTTAGTAGAGCCATCACCCTCATTACCAGCAGCAACTACTACTGCTACATTATTAGCAACAGCATATTTGATTGCGTCATGTAGCGGTTGATAGTCTTCTGGGCCACCAAGAGACATTGAAATAACACGAGCACGTTCGCCTTTAGTTCCTCGCCAGTCAACCGCCCAACGAATACCATTAACTATACTATCATAGTAACCAGAACCTTGGCCATCCAATACTTTTGCAATAAGCAATTTAACATCAGGTGCAACACCTACTACACCCATGTTATTAGACACTGCACAAATAGTTCCTGCTACATGAGTACCGTGTGACTGGTTATCTTCAAAGTTACTAGGGTCTCCATTGTAATCACTTGTAAAGTTTTTACCTGCAATTACCCTGCCTTGGAGATCAGGATGCTTAGTAGCAATACCTGTATCGACGACTGCAACAATAACACCATTTCCTTTGGTGGTATCCCACATTGCAGGTGCATTTACCATAGTAACTCCCCAAGGAATTTCTTTTACATTAATTGAAGTACTTTCTACTTTGACAGGAGGAAGTCTAAATTTTTTATTTTGATTTGACAATTCAATCCTCTCCTTTCTTTCTATTTTAATGTTTAAAAATATTGGATATCATTTTAAATAATGATATCCAATATTTTTAATATGGCTCTGCAAATTATCGTGTGGAAATGTCTTTTATAATATCATAATTATTGAGGGAAATTTTCAATATCTTCTTCATCAGCGATAGTATCTAAAGGTTGAAGAAGTAATAACTGGTCAGCTCTTGCTTCAAGGCTAGCTTTGTCCACAGATGCTTCTGCAAGGATGTACACTGCGATAGAGCCAAAAGCTGTAATAATTGCAACAATTTGTGAAATCTGGTTATTACCAACATTAAGAGCAATCATAATAGAACCAATAAAACCTGCAATTAACGCCCAAAACTTTCGAGATGCAATCTTTTCTAGAAAATCTTTCCAAGTCATATCAAGATTAATAGGTGTATCATAATTTTCAGTATCATCCAGCATTTCAATAGTTAAATAACCCATTGTCGTATCATAGATACTAGCTTTATCCACAGATGTTTCTGCAAGGATATACACTGCGATAGAGCCAAAAGCTGTAATAATCGCAACCACCTGTGTAACCTGATTGCTACCAGTATTAAGAGCAACCATAATAGAACCAATAAAACCTGCAATTAACGCCCAAAACTTTCGAGATGCAACTCTTGATAAAAAATCATTCCATGTCATAATTATATGACCTCCTTTAAAATTAAATTAACCTTCTGCACTTGTGTTATTGATCGTGTTATCAATAGCCGATGCAGTTCCTTCTGTATTATCAACCGATTCTTCTGTATTACTAGATGATTCTAAGTAATTACAATCTCTTCGATTATAATAATCTCTATCATCTTCATAATCCGTTGAATCCTGATAATCTTGGTTATCATTACAACTATCATTGTTATTTTTTCTACTATTGCTAATACCTCTCATAACACTTTCTGAGATATTAATGCCACTGATAGCCATAATAAGATACATCATAAGAGTAAGTAATCCTTTAGGAATATCTTTAGCGGTTTCTACTTGATGAAAAGAAAATCCGGCTCCAATCACAAAGACTATAATGAGAGCAGACATTTTCATTTCATAAATTGATAAACCATCCTGAAAGAATGACAGGCCTTTATCCTTAAACCTGTCAAATCTTTGTTTTGTTGTTCTTTCTTTAGTTGTAGTAGTGCTATTATTATTAGCACTGTTTGTAGTATTATTCATAGTTAAACGCTCCTTTTCAACATCTCAGAGTACATTTAATAGAATGTTTAACTACGGTATTGATTGTTATTATTTAGACAATTGTTCCTCTATCCATGCTCTAGTTTCAGAATGAAGAAGCATTTGATTCTTATTCTTTTCGTACCATGATTTTGTTTCATCAAAACCATTAATAGCTTTTCCTGCTCCTCTCCAATCACAGAGCATTTCTTTTGCATAAACTTCAGGCATCTTTAAGATAGTAATTTTTCTATCTTCATCAACATCAACCCAATACTCCCAATGATGTTTATTAATTCGTTTATGATGCAACCAAGCTAAATCAAATTTATCTTTCCAGTAATCTTTAGTATAAGAGTAACAATAAGCTGGCATAACTTTTTTAACTTCATCCCAATATGGAAGTTTTCCAAAGAAGTAAAAAGCATAAGGTTTAAATTCAGATATACTGAATTTACTCATGTCATGAATAATACCCCTCCAAATAATCCCCATTTTGCAACATGCCACAAATACAAACCATTTGTGTTTAAGAATATACCTAATATTCCTAAGATAAGTAAATAAAAACATAATAATCCTCCTTATAATTGAATGAAGAAGTCTCTTCCAGTTTGTTGTTTAAGAGCTTCTTTTAATTTATAAACTATATCATAGATTTTTTTATTATAAATCTCAAGGAAAAGATGAGTTTTTTCTGAATTTAAAAAACTATTAGCGAGATCTATAGTGTATGTCTTTCTCTCTATTAGATCTTTCAATTCTAATATTTTAAATTTATCGAAGATGTTCCTTCTAAGAAAACTCTTATTTATATTTTCAAGTTCTTTTTCAGCATCCTCTATCTTTTTGTTTGATTTAGGAATAATAATGTTTTCTATTAAAGATTTAACTTTCTCAAATCTCCATTCCATGTCGTTTCTTATAATAATGTTTTTGGTATCTACTTCGATTTTAGTAGTAAAACACATAAAGAAATATTCATTGAATGTCTTTCTTAATAACTTTTCTTCGTCTGTTAAATCA